CTCGACGCCCAGCCATCGCCGCCAATGCGGCGAGGAGACGTCGCGGACGTTCGTTACGCCTGGATCGCTGTTGCGGCCCTTCAGGGCGAAGATGGGCGAAGGCATGCCCCAGCGGGCGGTGCTGAGTTCGCGGACGCCGTTAGGGGCGTTGCGCACGATCGACGTGCTGCACTCGGGGAAGATGCCAGGGAACATCGGCAGGTTGCCCGTGACGTCGCGCATCGCGCAGGCGAGGTCGCGGATCGCCTGCTCGCCTTTCGTCAGGCTGTAGAGATTGCACATGCCGCGAGCCGGAAGGGCGTGAGGAGAACGAGAAAATGCCCACGCGAGGGCGCGGGCATTTTGCGACGGCAGGCTTAGGCCGCTGATTTTAACTCGTCAGCATTCCAATGACCGTCCCCGTCGATATTTGGGGGAAGGTCTTCACCGTTACTTGGCGTTTTTGGCACACGATTGAAGTGAAGTTCCAGCACATCGTCAGGGTCGAATACGGATACCGGCTTCATCATATCAAACAATCGATCCAGCATTTGTTCTAGCTTTCTCGTTTCCTCACAAAGCTCTAGCTTTTGCAGCTTCCAAGCTGTCTTCAAAGCATAAATCCTTAGGAGTTTCTCACTTGTGGGCGACATAACCATCGCACCGCTTTCGCAGCGTGAAAGGTGTTCCGCCGACATTTCGATGCGCTGAGCAAGTTCTTTCTGCTTCGCTTTGATCGCTTTCCGGATAAAGTGAATTTCTTTACCCGACAGCTTTCTTTTGTTCAGCACACGACTGATGGCAATCTGACTGATAAGTCCATCAGTATCGGGGATGCTGTATTTCAGCGTCACTCGCACAGCTTTGTGAAGGACCACCTTGAAAGGTGCGCCCAAATCAACCGCGTCGAATTGATCGACAACACGGGTTATTTCGCCCCCAGCCCCATGTTGATTGATCGTCATCGTCCTCTCCTCTCCACAGTGATAATCTGCAGTAATTCGACCTCGCACACAGACGAAATCACCGCTACCGTTAGTTCTACCGCTATGTCGTCAGCAGTACTGCCAAGCACATCCCACAGTCCGCGAGACTCGAGCATGTCACTTCGCACGACCTGACCGTGGCGAAGCACGTAGTTTACATCAACCAAATCGATCCTAAGACGCCGGAGCTTTTGAGAGATCGTTCGGTTGACCACAAGGCTGTACGCGCCCGACTCGACCCACGAATTGAGGTAATCCGTCTCTAGCTTGTATTTTGGTTGAGCCGACAAAATGGCCTCCTGGCGACACGCGCGGCGAACCGCGTTTGACACTGGCTACCAGAAGTTGATAAATTATCAAGTGGCGACCGAGCCAATCGTTCCCTCATGGCGCGTGGCGTCCATTGTCCAAGCTCTCGCGGTCCATACGCTCGCCACATGCCCGCCAATCTCCACCGCGTCACTTCCGATGAAATCGCCGCCGCGCTGGCGCACGGGCTGACATGTCGGCGATCGTCGCGGGCGAACTAGTCGACGCGCTCGACGCGGCCGGCTTCGTCATCATGCGTAAGCCGCCGCTGGAGGCGCACGGCGGTCACTTGGGGCCGGCCAGGGAGCCGTGCGCCAGCTCAGATCAAACGTAGTCGCATTTTCGCGCCTCGGTTTCGCGATGCGTCTGTCGTCGCGTCGATTGCAAGGTCAATCGACGTCGGCCGCTCCCCGAATTTCGAGCAACGTAGCCGGCCGACGACGTCGGATAGCGGCACCTTCCAACCGTGCGCCGCGGCAAGGTAGCGAAGCGGCAGCGCTCCCCCGGCGCGGCACTCGCATCTAATGCTAAGCCACAAGTGGGCGAGTTCGGCCAGGCCGGTCGACCATGGCGCGGTGCTCGGAAACGGCGGCGCCGTCGCGGGCAGGGGCGGCGCCCTGTTGACGATCTCACGAAGCCTGGGCTGCTTCGGCGCGCTCACGATCGGTAAGCACGCGGGCGCGTGGCGGCGGGTCTCCTGGGCGCTCGGGCATGGCCCGCTTCATGACGCGCCGGCGGCGGCGGTGCAAACCGCTTCCGGCGAAAACGAGGGGTTTGAGAGCGTTTTTGTCTGGCCGTCAGCGCCTCTAATCAAATCGCTCGATTGGAAATCGAAGTGTCGCCGCGCCGCGCTCGGCTTCCGTTCGTCGGCTTACGCGCAGCTTTGGCAATCGCTCCCCCGCATACATGAACATGCGCTGGACTTGACCCCAGGACCAGTTCGTCCGGCCCTTTGGCGTTTCGATTCCCATCAGGGTCAGCTGCCGAGCAATCCCTTGTATCGTCTCGCCCTGGTCCCGTAGAGCGCACAAGAGGGGCGCAAAATCCAATGCGCGCGCCTTCGCGCGCTCCCGCTCCGCTTTGGTTCGGGCGCGTTGTGCGGCGGGCGAAAATGTTGGGGGCTTCTCCCCTCTGTAGCCGCCAAACTTCCGGCCCCGCTCTTTTGCGATGGCTATTGCCGCTCGGACGCGCTGAGATATGAGGCGAGATTCGTATTCAGCGACTGACGCGAGGATGTGCACAGTGAAGCGGTTCGCAAGCGGCATGTCGGCCGCGACGAAGTCGACGTTGGTTTCCATCAGGCGAGAGACTAGGGCGACATTTCGCGCCAAGCGATCAAGGCGTGCGACAACGAGTTTGGCATCGTGGAGCCGACACAGCCAAAGCGCCTCCGCCAGTTTTGGTCGGTTGGAATTGCGACCACTTTCGATCTCGGTCACCTCCGCGATCAAACGGCCGGGGTTCGCCTCTATGTAGCGCCGCACTGCTTCTCGTTGAGCGAGCAGCCCGAGCCCGGATCGCTTTTGCTGTTCCGTGGAGACACGGTAGTAGGCGACGAGCGGCGTTCCAGTCATTTTGCGTCGGCCCTCGAAGGCCGCAAATACCTCACGCAATGCGCACGGGTCAGATAGCGCCACAAGGTTGCCGTGCTCCAAGGGCCGCCTCTTGGAGGTCGGATGTCGAGTCGATCGAGTTCGGCGGCTATTTCTCCGTAGGAACATCCATTGGAATGCATGTCGAGAAGGATTGGCGAAACCTCGGCGAGCAACTGGTTGACCCTTGCGGTTCCCACCCTCGTGTGCGGGGGTGTCTTGGCGACTATAGCGGCCCCAAAGTCATCTTTGGTGCGTCGGGTGATTTGGGCAATTGCGTTCGCAGTCCAGCCCCTTGGCCGCCTTTGCGCGGTTACGATCCCCTCCCGGTTCAACTTCTCTGCGACCTCGCGATACGATTTCCCGTTCTCGATAAGAGGCCAAACCAGCGGTGCCAAATCTTGAGCTCGCGTCGCAGCTTTTTCGCGACGCGCCTCGTTACTCGCAACCTGGCAGCCAGGCGGCATCGGCTGGCCCTGCTTCGATGGCGGCTTACGCGGTATCGCCCCGCGCGCGCGTGAAGCTGCCTTGGCGAGCTTCGTCCGCTCCGAATTAAGTTTGGATTCATATTCCGCGATAGCAGCCAGGACATGAACAGTGAATCGATTGGCGTGGGGAAAGTCGACCGCTACGAAATCGAGCCCGCTTTCCAAAAGCTTCGAAATGAGATTGACGCTGCGAGCCAAGCGGTCGAGGCGGGCGATGACAAGGACGGCGCGCATAACACGGCAGAGATGAATGGCCTCTTGAAGGCGCGGCCGGTTGTTCTTTAGCCCGCTTGCAGTCTCTGCAAACTCGCCAATCAGCTGCCCCGGATTGCCGGCGAGGTATTCGCGAACGGCGGCGCGCTGCGCGTCCAAGCCAAGGCCAGAGACCTCTTGCCGATTTGTCGAGACGCGATAGTAGGCGACGAATCGCTTCGGATTATCGTTTCTCGCGCTCGTTCGAACCACGGAAGACATTGGCTCGCTATTCTCACGCACCGAGCCGGCAAACCGCGTAATACCGGAACACTGCCGAGATAGCCATCGCGGCCGGACGGCTATTTCGTCAAGCCGCACGCTCGGGGAGTTGGTCAGCGAAGGGGCTCGATACCTGCGACAGCGTTGTAGCGCACGCCATGGCGCAACGGATGATCCACGCGTTGAGGCGGCAATCGCGGCACGGCGGACTTTTCGACGGAGGGGTAAAGGTGAAGGGCGCACGGGTTTGGGCGCTAGGCCACCCAAGCTAACAATTGGCTTGACTTTTGCGTTTCGAAGTCAGCGCGTAAGTTGGCCCGCGCCGCGGATGCCGTCGTCGCGCCAGTGCCGCCGTTGCCAACACTGAGCTTCGGGTTAGCCCCCTGCGCGGCCATGGTCGCGCAAAGCAGCAAACCAAGAGCAAAAGAGATGCGGGCTTTCATGTTGTCTTTTCTCCTGTTCGATAGCTGTCTAGTTTGTAGGCGGCGCAGGACGTCCATCAGGGGCCCTGGCCAAGCGTGTTGCCGGAGGAGAAGACTTCCGCCGGGGTCGGGGCGTTGACCGACTGGGCGAGCGAATTCATCGCCAAATCCTGATACCAAACAGTGCCTCTGGTATCCGCGTCGACATCGATCCGATAAATCCGGTAGATCCCATCACCCGCGATGGCGGCCATGTTGATCGCGTTGGGCCGGTAGTCGGGGTGGATCGAACCGTCCGAGAGAAGCTGCGGCAGCATGCCCTGGATCAACGACTCGTCGATGTGCACCAAGCTGTGAAATTTCATTTGCGGGTTGATCAGCGTCCGCGCGTACAGGCCGCCGGTTTCGAGCGTCGGCATGCCGATCAGGCCGGTTAGCGTGTTCAATTCGGTCGCGCCGCCGGGGATCGCATCGTTGGGCGTGACCAGGTGCACCAGCGCATTTTGGATCGAAGCCGTCGCGCCCTTGGATTTGGCGACGTCGTTCATCAGCTTCCACGCCATGCCAAATAGCGCGATCGAGCGCGGATAGACCGGCGTCGAGAGTTGGACCGATGGTCCGACGAAGCCTAGGCCAACGCCGAACTGTTTCAAGGCGGCGATCGACGTGTTGACGATATCGTTCGGCGTCGAGCCGGGCGGAAGCGTCTTGTTGACTTGCGCGTAGGTCTGCGCCTGCCCACCATCCGAGGCGAGGATCGTCGTCATCGTATCGGTCGGGTTCTCACGCCCGTAAATCGCCTTGCGCAGATCGCCTTGAAAGATCAGCCCCATGTTCCCGACGTAGCCGGCGCTGATCGAAACGTTGCTCCCCTCGGACTCCACCAGTTTTTTCGCCTGACCTGGATTTTGGTTGGTCAACAAGATCG